ATTTCGTACATTACTTCTTCATCTTCATCCATAGAATCACAACCTTCACAAAGGTCGTCAGATTCTTTAATGTAGTATTCTGCACCGGTTTCGTTATCTGTTAAGTGGATTCCGTCTGTGTCCTTGATAACCTCAACTTCGTCTTCATCGCCCATTTTCTTAAATACTGCGATTACTTCTTCGTCTGACGCACCAGTTAAGTCTAGTTCTTCTTCATCACCCATATCTAATTCTACAGGTAATTCAACAACATCTAATTCAACTTCGCCATCATCTCCCGCTAAAGCGTCAAGATCGACATCTAAATCCATTAATTCTGACTCTTCTGAGTCGTCTCCAGCTTCTAATGCTGGCATTTCTTCCATTTCTTCATCGGACCCTTCCACATCGATTTCCAGTTCTTCAACTTCTTCGTCTTCTTCATAAAGAGACGACTCAACGATGTTCTCAATTTCTTGTTTCATATGTGAAGCAAGCATTTCTTTCGTATTGGCTTTTAAGGCATCCTCTAAAGACTTCGCTTCTAACAAAGCCTCTTCGATGATTGATTTTCTTTTTGTAGCCATTGTAAATTTTTGTTTTTTTTACATTTTGTTATTATAATAAAAAATGATGCATTATAAAATGCTATTTTTCTATAAATATGCAAAAAATGATAAAAGTGTTACTTTAATATGAATTTAATCGGACAAAAAATTATTTAGTCCATCCACTAACAAAGTCTTATTAGTTTTTTTTGATTCTGACATTTGTTGTTCTCTACTAGGTTCTTCATTATATATCCAAGAACCGGGGGTTGACGGGGATGTAACAATGTCCCAACAAATTAATTCAAAGTCATCTTGTACTATGTTTTTACCGTTCTCTTTTTTTAATGAACCTACACCTCTGGATGAAACACCAATCTTTAATCCTTTTCTTAATAGGTTAGCGACTTGATCACCTTCACATGAGATAATACCTTGGGTTACAAATCCTGGTGACATAATAATTTCTAACTTACCCATTAGTACATTACCTTCCCACCACATATCTACAATATTGTGTGAAATTCTACTTATTGCGACTATTGATGAGTCAGGATGATCTGCTTCACCCATAGCCCTTTTCTCCTCAATAAGTTTCTTATAATTTTCAGATTCTTTTTTTAATATAGAGTCAGGATATACTCTCCCATTTCTATTCTCCACACCGTATTTTTGTAATACCGCATAAACAACTAAAGGATCTTCAATAATTTGTTCACCTTTAGTTAATTTGTTTATTTCATTAATAAAATGTCTATTATCTTTAGGAGAGATGTAACCTGCATCGTATTCTACTAAGATACCTTTTTTATTTAACTCATTGTTTTTTAAAATTTCCATAATATAGATATACTTTACATATAAATATACCTTTATTATAAAAAACTTTAGTTTTTAGTTTTATAAAAAGAGAAGTGTGTATCGGTATCGAAACAATCTTTTATAACGTCTTCTATAATTTGTGTAGAAGAATTTACTATTGTTGGATTGTTAACTGGGATTGAATCTTTTTGAAATAATGTTATTTCACAAGACATATAACTTCTTTTAGTTGGTTTAATACCTGAGGATCTCATATCTAAGTCTACAATATATTTACCTCTATGAAATTCATTTAAATTATAACTATTAATTTTATGTTTTATTCTAGTCCTTATTTTATTAATTACATTTTCATAATTTAAATCTATATCGTATTTTTTTAATTGTCCCCAAGCGGAGAGATTTATATATATTGTTTTTGGATTTTTATTATCTACTGTTCCAACCTTTATTTTATAATTTGGGTTTAAATCTAATTTTAATTCTTTTCCTCGTTTCATTCATAGTTAATTTCTTTTATGTTATTTTAATATAAAGATAACCATTTTTATCTATGATGTCAAACTACGCATAAAAAAACCCACTGTTTAGTGGGTTTAAATAAATTATTCTGTTACAGAATTTTTTAGGTTATAGATACTATCAATATCTGTGGGGAAGGTTTCTTTATTAAAAGACATTCTTAATAATTTATCTTTTACTTTTAAAAGTTTGTCTTTTAAATCTAAATCTGAATTTTCATTTAAACGATTATCAATAATATCAATACATTCATTTTTTAATGAAGAATAAGTTTCCTTTTTTTCTCCATCATTACCATTAAGAACATTTTTAATTATATTTCTTTCCTCTTCAGTAATATTTTCATATTTGTTATTAAATTTATTAACCGCTAATTTTGTTAGTACTGAAGGTGGTACGCCAGTCATTTCATATTCACTTTCTACTACTACTTCTTCCTTTAACATTCTTTCTTTAAAGAAATTAATTGATTCTTGTAGTTTCTCAATATTTGTTGGTGTTTTAGTGGTATTACGTAATATATTAATGTGAGAATATATTTCTTTATTTTCCTTAATTATTTCTTTATCACCTAAAATCCGATTTAATTTAGTAAGTCCTTTAGATGGGTTATTATTTTTTAATAAAGATATATTTTCTTTAATATAATCTTTAGCATCTAATTCAGAAGTAAATTTTTTAGTAATTAAATTCTTATATATTAAATATTCTCTTTTTAATGTAGTATCTTCTTTTAGTGTTTGTACGTATTTTTTAAATAATAATTTACCTTCTTCATTTTTAGTTAAAATTGATTCTGATAAAATATTATTAAAAGTATCTTTTATGTATCCAAAATTAATCATAGTCTTTTGTTTATTTATAAATATTAAGTTTTAATAAAAAGTTTACTTTTCTTCATTATCTATGATACTATCAATTTCCCTAGACATTTCTTCTATTTTAGAATTTATAGTATTAACTTCATCATCTAAATTTTCTACATTAAATACTTTTTCATCACCGTCTATACTTTCCATAAGTCTTGTGAAGTACATACTCTGATATTTTTTAATTTTACCGTCTAGTATTTTTCGTTGTTTTTCTTCTAATAATAAATTTTCTTTTTTATCTACTGATTCTACTGCGGCACCTGCTTCAGCCGATGCTGCTTCACCTCCTGCGTCAGTTGCTGCGGCATCTTCCATACCACCAGCTATATCTGCGCCGAAGTCTCCNCCTCCGAAGTCATCACCACCAGTGTCTCCACCCATATCACCACCTGCTGCATCATCTCCAGCATCTCCTTCAACACCCATTGGGTCACCATATAATGTATCAACTCTATCAAATATACCTGTTTTCTTAATTACTGTAGATGTTTGTTCCATTTCTGCACTAGCCGCTTTCTCCATTCGTTGTTGTTCTAAATCACTACGTATTTCTTCTTCAGACATACCTAATATATCTCTTTTAGCTCTAGTCATAGAATATGCCCCAAATCCATTTCCTGCGTCAGATACTGCGTCTTTATATAATGTAACTTTTAATTGGGTTTGTTCTATTTTTAACATCTCTGCTTGTGTAGATGGGTTATTCAATGATAGAGTAAAATTCTCTAATTCATCTTCTAAACCTAATATATAAAGATGTATAATTGCAATTTTATTTAACTCTTGTATGATTGCTTGTTGTACCCTATTAATTGTTCTAGAAAATCTAATATCTTGTAATGCTAAATTTTTACCTTCTCCTGTTACTTCCTCAAAACCTAAAAATGGTTTAGGTACTCTTAATGCAGTAAATAATTTCTTTTGTAAAAATTGGATATCAGCAATTTCCGATAGGTTAGTTGCACCAGGAAGAGTGTCAATAGGGCTAGGTGCATTTTGATCTCTTACCGGAACAAAATAATCTTGATCCTGTGCCATTTGATTGTATCTTGTATCTATTTGTCCTGTTTGTTGATCAATTACAGGACTTCTTTTAAAGTTGTCTGCAATTTTATTAACATACGCTGGTACATCTTTTTCATCGATATTACCAACAAATATTTTAAATATTCTTCTTTCAGGTGCTCTAGTTACTCTATATATTAACATTGCATCTTCAGATAACAACAACTGTTTCCAAATCCTTCTAGCTTTTTCTAAGATAGAAGTTCCATAAGGTAATCTTCTATCATCACCTAATAGTCTAAAATGTGCCACTTGCCACGCATTAAATTCCATATCTTTTTGACCCCACACAAATTTAACTGGATTAAATTTATCCTCTGTTGATAAATTAGAGTTTTCACCGAAACCATCATTTTCTTTACGAGCTATTTCAATATTAGGTAATTGTTTTACACTTTCTACACCATTTTCACTGTCAATTGAAAGGTATAAAAAATTATCCCCATATTTACAAGTGTTTCTAACCCACATAGGTAGATTAGTGTGTATATCTAATCTATTAAAGAATAAATCTTGTAATATTCTTCTCACTCTTTTACTCTCTGAAAATATATTTAGTATTTTACCCTCACCATTAGGTGTTGTAGATTCTTCCATAAATATATCTAATGCTGCTGCGATTTCAGGAAAAAATTCCATCCCCTCAAAGTCAGCATATGACGCTAATCTAGTAGTTTCATAATATATTGAATGTTGATATATCTCATTATCAACTTTTTTCCATTGATTCGCTAAATAAGCGTCTTGTTGTTTTTGTAGTAACTCATAATCATACTCTTCTTTTGATTGAGTTTTTATTAACTCTTTATCATTAATAGAATATCTTGATTTACTTTCCGCCTGTTTTCTTTCAGGTCCGAATAAGTCACTTAACTGTTGAAATACTGTTTTTCTTGCCATTTTAATTAATATCTTTTTACTATTATAATAAATATCTAGTAAAAACTAAATATTACTTTATACCAAATAACCAATTATATTCGCCATTATCGTTATTACCATTATTTTGTTTAGGTTCATAGGTGGGTGTATTACTATAAAAAGGGTTTACATGGGTTTGTTTAGGTGTAATTTTATTACCATTATTACTAACAGTAGTCCAACTATCTAACATTGCTCTAGTTTGGTTTTCTATCTGTTTTAGTTTCTTAAAAGTAGTTTGTACTACAAATATTGGCATTGCTAATGCCATAATTATATCATCATGATACCCATCCATATGATCTGGTCTACCATTTCTATAAACAAAAGTCTTTAATTCGGATATTAATCTAACAGATCTAACTATGGTTTTATTTTCTCTTATGTGTTCTTCTAAATCACTAACCATTTGTAATCTACTACTCCCCACATTAAAACCGGGTACTTTATCCCCTTGTTTATATAATGTTTTAGCATATTTTTCACTTAATTTTCTACTTTTAGGGTCATCATAATGTAAATGTTCATACCCCATTTCTAATAATTTCATTACTGTAGAAACACCCATACCTCCTGTAATATCAACTACTGTGTATGACTTATATAAATTACCATATTTATAAACTATTTCCGCTAACAAATCTGGGGGTAATTTATATTTAAATTCTGCAACTTGTTCTAAGTTTTCAAAATCTAATATTACTATAGTAGAACTGTCTTTACCATCTCCCCTAGAAACATCTACACCCATAATGTATTTATGTCCTTCTTCGGGTTCTTTCCATATCCACATAGATTTCTCCATCTCTGCTTTATATTTTGGTTCTTGTACATTGTTTTTTTCTTGAAACTCAATATATTCATCATCAATAACGTTACCACCAGAAGAAACGAATGATACATCTAACTCTTGTGCAATTTGTTTTTTATCTCCATTCATATCTCTACACATTTCTTCATACCACGGAGAAGAACCTTTCCACCCATCATTAACCATTACCTTATAGTCATCAATATCAATACTATTAGTTTCATATGTTTTACCACTATATTCCCATCTTAATGTTTCTCTCCCCACTGTTTCACATTCAATTACTTCATCTTCTCCTCTTAACCATCTTAAACCTCTATTGTATCTAATATCTTCATGCCACCTCATTTCAACTATGTTGAAGTTATTATCTCCTTGTTTTGCACCATCATAAGTTTTATAATATAATGCATCTTGCCCATTAGGGGTGGAAATAAGTGTTACCTTACCACCCGTACCTAACGATGTTAAAGCTGCACCAAATACTTCTGCACCATTATCGATAAAAGCTGCTTCATCCATAATTAAGAATGTTGGTGTATAACCCCTTAATGCATCCTTAGAGGTTGCTAGTGCTTTTACTTCACATTGAGTATCTTTGGTTTTAATGTGTCCTTTAGCTTCGATAGATAAATAAGAGTCCTCCTCACCAATACCCCATAACCAATGTGGTATCTGATCTAAAAAATCTTTTATCTTCTTAAGAAATTCTTGTGCTAATGTTTGTTTATTCGCCAATACTAGTACTTTCCATGGATTATTAGGATCACCAAATGCAATTTTTACTGCAATATATGCCGCAGTTGTTGTTGATACTCCTGCCTGTCTAGGTTTGGTTACTATATTACGATTATTATTTTCGTATGATTTAATTATTTCTTTCTGTTTATGGAATAACTTAAAAGGTACAAACCCCTTTTGTGTTAAATCATATGTTTTAAGAAATGTCTCTATTGCGTATATAGGGTCACCTAAACACTTAGCATAAATCTTTAATTGTTGTCCTCTATCCATAAGATAAATTTAATAATAAATATCAAAATGTAAATAAATGGTTAAAATGCTACTAAATTACCATTTTTCCACGCTTCGTAGTTAGGTCCTAATGCGTATGTAATGTTTCTCCCATTTCTAACTTTTTTAATTATTCCTGAGGCGACTGCTGCCCTAAAAAAGGTGGAGTGTTGACCCGATGTTCTCCCCCTAGAATTAATATACTGGAGGAAACCTTCTTTACTCTTTGTAGGTGTATCATTAATGTAATTTACTAATGATTGTATCATACCATCTTTCTTTTCGAAAGTTAACCCTGCAATTTTATGAAATATTTTTAAACCGTTTTGTTCTGCAAAATGTTTAATGGTACTCATCATCTCCCCATCAAAACCCCATCCCCGAGTTTTCTCACTTAAAAGTGATGATAGTTGAATTGCCTTCTTTGGTGTATTATTATCGAAATAATATTTGATTGCATCGTAAACTAAACCATCTCTTATCTCTTTTATCTCGTCACCTCCCACATTACCATCATATAATTTCAGTATAGTTGATAATTCTATTACCTTTTTATCTGGAGTTAAATTAGAATGGATTACCTCGTCCCCTAACTTATCTGCTATTGCATTCATATACCTTCTATAAGATCTAGGATTAAAACCATAATAACCATATCGATTAGTGGCATCTAAAAGTTTATACCCAATTAAATGGTATAACATTTCATCTTCTATAACTTCATCAACACTAAACCCATATGTGTCCACTATTAAAGGAAATATATGTTTTAACTCAGAGTTTTGGATTTCTTTATAGACTTTATCCATAAACCTACTGCGGTTAGTATCTTCCGATACAAACTTACGATATTGTTCCTCTGTTAATTTAATTTTCATAATATTACGCACTTAGTTCTAAATAATTATCTAAACTCTCTTCAAACCACTCTCTAACTTTTGTTGTATCAGGATAATAGTAATCTAAATTAGGTAAATTTAATAATTCTCTTTCTTCATCTAACATTTTTTTTACTGCATCTAAAAAATAAGTCTCTTGTTCTTCCGGCCATGCACCTTCTATATCAATATAATATTTTATTACCCTATCTATTAATTCTGTTGGGATTGGTACTTTTAAATCGTACCTCGCACTATCTCCACTATTGGTATTTTCTACCCACTCTGGTTTACCACCAAATAACTCACCAATTTCTTCTCTACCTCTTTCTGCAATATCACCTTCCATAAAATCATTTATTGATCTTTCATACGCACTTCTAATATCACGTTCTAACTCACCTAATTCGTTTTGACTTAATAAAAATTCTAATATATCTTCACCATCTACTTCATTATTTTTTACCTGTGTCCTTAATGTATTTATAAAAGTTGGGTTAATTTCTAAAAAATCACCATCAGTGTCTACCTCTACGCCCATTTCATATAAATCTTCTACACCTTGACCACCTATCATAATTTTATCTGTATATGCAGGGATTGATTCTATCACACTATCCATCGCCTTTCCTGTCATCTCATTTAGAACTTCATCTCTAGGGGTATCATAATAAGAAAAGAAATCACTATGATCTTCACTAAATGCTTCTTCTGCCAAATCCCTATTTTCAAATAACTCTGAGAAATCCCCCCATTCATCGACAGATAATGTCATATTAGGGTATATCCCTTCAGTGTCATTAAATGTCATATTATCATAATAATTTGTTTTGAGTACTTTTTCATCTTTATATGATGCACCCTTAATAAACTCTTTATTAAACCACCCTAATTTTTTTAATGTATCATATAGGGTACTATGTTCTCTCCACCTAATTAACTCATCTACTTCAAATTCACTAAATACATTACCACCATCTTCCTCATTCCATTTAGAATTAGGATCTAATGTCCATTTTATGAAAAAGTATAAAATTACTTCATAGTCTAACGCAACCAACTCACCAAAATTATGTAAAAGATCTGCAACGTTATCGTGTTTAAAACCTGTTTTATATGAACTATCATCTTCATCTCTCCACATAGGAAAAAACTCCCTATTAAATAGACGAAACATCATGTTTTCTATTTTAGGGTTATCCTCAATACTTTCGTTAATTATATGTTGGAAGTTTAAATTCATACTCTTTGGAACATTCCATCCATTATTTGATAAATTGCGTCAATAACACCATAAGAATCATACCCAAAATTATCTTTATGTGTTTCTATTATTGATCGAATACATGAATCTACGTCTCTTTCTAACCTGTCCCACTTATTATATTTATCTTTAGGTACTTCAGCGAAATATTCATTAACAGGTTCTTCATCACTAAATAACCCCGTGGATTTACCATCAAACCTCATTTCTTTAAGAATTCTTTGTAATTGGTTTTCAGTCAATTTAATTTTCATAACTATAGTTTAATTATAAATACTTTTAAAGCATAAAAAAATCCCATTTAAGTGGGATTCTCTTATTACTATTAATTTTTTTATAAATATTTAGATAACATCCCTACAGTATCAAAATCACCTGCATCTAATGCGTCATCTATAAGTGATTGTATTTCTCTAGGTGACATTTCAGAATAATCTATCTCTACGTCCACTTCTTCAGTAGGTTCATCTTGTGAAGGTGCTACACCAGCATCTATCATAAGATCTTCTAATCCGTCTTCAAAATTACCTTCATCACCGATGATTAAATCATCTAACTCCTCATCTTCATCTGCTAAGTGTAGTTCTTTTAAGTGTGCAATCACTTCTTTACATTTGGCACTGTTAGATAATATCTCTTTCATAAAGGTATGAAATTGTTGTGCTGGTAATTTAGTAAGTTCATGAAAGAACCATTGTTTTAATTTATAATCATCATCATCGATACATGCTACAAATTTCTCCCACATACCAGGACCTAATCTCATNCCCCATATTTCATTCTCTACTGTATCTGCCCTATCAATAACGTGTTTCTGTTCTTCAAAATCTAAATGTCCNTCTCCCCAGTTGGATGCGGCTAATTCCATAGCCCCCTTAATAAGTTCATGTACTAATAGTGGAAATATCCACGCTTTAGCTTCTACTACTGGTTCTTCTTCCTCTTGTTCATTACCTTCTTCGTCTTTAGGTTTTTCCCACTTAATTTTTTCTGTTCCACCTATTTGTCCACCCATTGCTTGATCAGGTATTATCCAATATTGGAAATCTGCCAAAGACATTAATTTACCATATAAACCCATTAATCTAGGATCAATACTATCTAATTGATCAGCAACCATATGAAAGATATAGTGACCTTTTTTGGCTGCCCCTTGCATTAATGCATTAATTACGTTTCTTTTATCTACCTCAATTTCTAATTCTTCCATTCGTTCTGCACTCTTGGATTGGAATTCTTCTTCATCTTCTTCTTCATCTTCGTCTTGATCTAAATCTAATGGTGAACCGGGAGGTAATAATTCAGCATCTAACATATCGTCCGGAATATCAAATTCTTCACTTACTATATCTACTGCTAATTGTTCTAAAGCATCTTTATGTTGTGCTTCTATTTGTGCAACTTCTTGCATAATTCTCATCATTTCCATCATCATTTGTGGATTGATTTGTTGGATTCCGTGATACCTTTTAACTTTATTAATGATATCTTTGAAACGAGAACTTGCTAATTTTTCTGAATAGTTTTGGTTAGTACCTGTTGCTGGTAAACCTTTATTCTTACCAAAAGTATGTTCACCACTTCTTAATTTACCTTCTAAATCAGGATTCATTCTTTCTGGATGGTTAGGATCATACTCAACACCCTCATTAAGTTTTTCCATTCTTTTTAACTCCCCTTTTAACATTTGGTGTTCTTTAATTACTTTCTTAGTAATTTTATCTAAGTCTATTTTAATTTTTACCTTTTTCATTTCTTTTAATTTATCGCGTATAATGAAGTCCACATAACCCAAGCATCTTTTGCCATTTTCTCAAACACCCTTTGTACGTTTCTAGTTTCATGATTATTATCAGTATTACTAATTCTCGCTAATGCTCCCCTTATTAATATGTCTCTTATTTCTCTTTTATTATCTAATAAATATTCTATGATTTCTTTTCTTTCTCTCACCCCTTCTATCTCACCTTCACTTACACCACTATCCTCACCTTCAGTTTCTAATTCATATTCTAAATCTTCTATTCTTTCTTCTAATGATTCTAAATCCATCCTTTGTCCATATAACCATCTTTCTAAATCACCTTTAGTCCAATTTAATAATGGATGTGCACCAAACATATTAATTAAACCACTTTCTCTAATTTTTCCTAAGTATTTGATTAACATTTTAACTTCTTTACCTTGTAGTTCGTTAGTAAATCTAGGAAAATCATATTGATCTTTCCTTGCTTCACCTAATAAATCAGATTTTTTGAATTTTTTATACCCACCATCTTTTTTGAATTTAATATATTCTACTAAATCCTTTTTTTTCATTTTTGGTTTGGAATTTTTCCCTTCGGTTTTCATTTCTTCTTCATCCATATTTTTAAATCCATCAGTAGCGTAATATAATTTTACTTGTTTATCTGTGAAAACTCTTCCACTAGGACTAACGTTCTTATTTTTACCTACCTTAGTAAATGGCATAATAAAAATTATTTTCTCAAACTTTTACAGAATGCTTTAGCACCCGCTACTTTCATATGTAATTTTGTACTATTAGTCTCCATTGCTGCTTTCCAACATTCTGTTGAACACCCGTTCCAATTATCGTTCTTATCTTTACACCATTCTCTGAATGTACCTTCAGTACCATCTTTTTTAATCTCATCTGACATATCTTGCATCCAGTCCTCATCTTCTTTAAGTCTTAAATTTTCTTTTACTACATCATCTATAACTATATCGTCAATACTAACTTCATATTGTGGATTATCTTTAAGATTTGGTGATATATAATTAAACATCTCTTGACCGTAAATGTCATATAGTCTTTTAACTATCTTCTCTGGATTTTTTCTCATATATCTTAACACTGATGGGGGAATCTCCTCACCATATTGTCCGAACACTCCCTCAATATCCCGTTCTCTTGGTGACTGTCTATAATTTTTTCTACTATATGTATCTTTCATTTCAAACTCCTCTGATATTTCTTCAGATTCATTTTGTGATTTATCAATCTCCTTATTTAATTCGGAGTATTGTGAGGTTAAATCCTCAATGGCTTTAGTCCTATCTTCAATTTCTCGTGTAGAAGGATTTTCAACTAAAACCCTCTCCATTAATTTTCTTCTAACGGCTCTTTTAATTTCTGATTCGTATATTTTTACTTTTTTCATTTTACCCATTTATTAATTCATTGTTATAAGATAATACCATATCTTTTTCATATAATTTAGATTCTACTGAGTCTATTTTTTCTCCAAACTCAAAGAATAATCTTTTTTCAGGATATTCATCATAACCTTCTAAGTTTTCCCAAGCCATTGCAATAATACCATCCACGGCATCCCACATAGCAAATGAATCAGATTCTTGTATAACATCTAATTTTAAATCCCCCGTTAATGACCCTGTTTTTTTTATAAATTTTTCTTCTGGTGATTCAGGATTTCCTGATGCAGGATAAGCATCCCATCCCTCACCGTCAATATCAGTTATAATATCCGAAAAGAGAAATTCATATATGAAGTTCCCTTTCCAATTTTGTCCAACCTTATTTATATAAACTAGTTTCATCTTATCTATACATTCCTTTTCTTCCTAAATGAAATTTCTTCCTGTCCATTGCTTTTGGTTTAGGGTTAACATTTGGTTTAGGTATCTTTTTCCATCTTGGTTTCTTTCTACCTGGTCTTGTAGTTGGTTCTGCAATTCCGGGTTCTTTAGTTGGTGCTGGAGAATTACCCATTAATGAATTAAAATCTATTTCTATAAATTCTTCATCACCAAAAGTTTCATGATCTAAGTCACCATCCATATTACTATCCATATCTAATCTATTTGGGATTTGATCACCATCTCTATCTAAATCTCCTGTTGCTTGTAAGTAATTTTGTCCTGTGGCAATTGCATCTACAACATCCATTTCTTCATGTACTACCCCTACATCATCACCTAATTGTGCAGCTAAATCTCCAGTAATATCTATATTTTCTTCTATATCCCCATCTTTACAAGAATGACATCCCTCACCTAAACATTCTTCACATATCGCTTCACTATTTTCTTTTAAAATTTTGTTTAACGATTCATTAATGTTTTTTTTTAAAAAGTTCTCCATTAATTGTTTTTTAGAAAATCTTCTAGACTCTTTTACTACTTCTTCATCAGATTCGTCCATCTTTATCCCTTTACAATCGTTTTCAATCTTAGTTAACATTTTTTTATGTTCTTTAATCATCTTTTGAATCTGTGCACCTATCATACCTGTAGGGTCAATACCACCATCTGATAATGATTTTTCAAATCCTTCTATTGCAGATTTAAGTTGTTTGATTAATTTAACACATTCTTTTTCATCGATTTTTGATTCTTCTTTTTCATCAGATTCTGCCAATTCTTCTTCACCACCTTCTTCATCTGCGAATGGATCATCACCACCTTCTTCTTCTACATCCATATCGATATCCACTGATTCTTCATCACCCCCTTCTAATTCACCATCTTCTTCATCTTCTCCTTCAATCTTAGCAATAATATCTTCAACGTCTTCATCAGGAATCTCCTCCCAATCAATTGCAGATACTATAGAATTAATAACATATTTATCTAATTCTGGGTCCGGCTCATCTTTGTCTCTTAATAACTGACCAATCTTACCAGTTAGTTTTTGAATCTTTTTTGTATATCCATCACCATCTTCTTCACCTTCATCTTCTACTTCCATATCCATAGAAACTTCTTCATCTTCACCTCCTTCATCACCAAATGGATCTTCATCCATAGATATCTCTTCTTCGTCTTCAACCTCATCTTCCACTGGTGCTGGTGCTGGTGCTGGTGTATCTACTTTAATTACTTTTTTTTGATCTTCAATTACTTCAGGTTCTTCTTTAACTACAACACCACTTGCGTTTGCTTCTTTTACTTCTACCGCATCAGACTCAAATAAGTTAGTATTAGTTTTAACACCAAAAGACTCATTCAACATATCAAATTTTAAATTTAATTGTTTTAATGCTTCTGCATAAGAATCATATCTCTCAATATTTTTATTTTGTAAACCACCAATATAGTTAAAATCTTCTGCTAATATATTACCAGAAGTTTTTTCAGTGGTTTTTATAAAATAACTATGGTTTTCTCTTATGATACCATAAACTACTCCGTTAGCACCTTTTTTAACGTTATCAACTTCAGATGTTGAAGTACTTTCATTTAAGGTACTCATTTTACCCATTAGATCTTTAATTCTATCTAATTTGTCTTTACCTTTAATTTTTTTTGGATTTACAAAATTCTTCATTTTATTTTTTTTTAATTTTTTTTATATTAACTCCTTATTGGGTTACCTGTTTTAATATCTACATATTGATACGTCTCAACTATACCCGTATTGTTTTGGAATGTTGTTGTTGTACCAGATATTAACCCTGTTTTTACTTCTGTTTGTGGGGCAATTGGGTTACCTAATAACATAATGTTTGCATCAGGTGTGGTAGTTGCGCCATCAATAAGTAGTGGTATAACTTGTCCATCCCATTCATTTTGGGGGGCAAATGTTGTACCATTAATTGTTACTGAAGCTGGGTTGTTAATAATTACATATGCACCATACACAAAATTATCAAAATCTGCGGCAGTACTTACATGCATTACCGTAAATGTACCTTGTATTGCTGGATTCATACTATATTATTTTTTATTAATCTTATTATTTATTAATAAATATTGCATTTTAGATAAAAAAACTAAAATAGGTTATATTTTAATTCTTTAAAAAAGTAATAGATTCATCAAGGGTTAATGATTTATCATAAGCTAATGTTTCTAACTCACTTAACTTATCTAAAAACTGCATTCTTCTTAACACTTTAAATGCGATATTTTCATATGAATATTCTCCCTCTCTATCTAATCCTGTCTGTCTCATTTTTTTTATCTTTACCTTAAGAGACTGTATAGAACGTATTAGTTTATCATAATCACCACCTTTGTAAATTTCAAAAAAATATTTTATAGTGTCAATTATACTATTAGATTTCTCTTTTACTTTTTTGGTGTCTAACTTAAAATCTTTTTTAATTGGTTTTACATTCCACTTATCCCATAATACTGAATAAACTCCGCTTGCAATATGTGGTTCTTCTTCATCTTGTACATATAATTCTACATCGTACCCTTTAACAGTTATATTATGTTTTTCATTCCAAAAATTTTTCTTAGCATCAAAATATGATTTAACCAACTCCTC